CGACCATGCGCGAGGACATCACCGAGCAGGCTGTTTGGCTTGAGCAGAAAGCGAGCGAGGAGGGGTATGCCTCCGTCGATGATCTGCTGATGAACAACACCCGGAGATTCTTTGAGTTGGCCGGGCGGTGGCGCGAGCAGCACCCGGAAGAATTCGACGAAGAGCCGATGACTCAGGCAAGCGTTCTCCGCTGGATGAGCGAAGAGCAACGGCAGTGGGGCGACAGCGGCATCATTCCCGCGACCAAGATGGCCAAGTACGCGAACGCGATCGGCGGCGTGGTCGATGCCATCAGAAACGGCGAACGCCTAGACGGCGAGACGGTTCCTATCTCTCCGGTCCCTCCTGTGCTGCGCATGCTCAACGTCCCGTCGCAGTGGATCACGGCCAGTATGAACATCGCGCACAAGCTGTTCGCTGATGAAGCCACGACGCAGCACGACGACCCGCGCGCCGGCAAGCATCGCGAGGACTTCGAAGGGATGACGACGGCCGACGTGATGACGATGTTCAGCGACCCGCTGATGGTCATTCGCTCGGGCAGGGACGGAAACCAATACGAGGTCATCGCCAACAAGATGGGGGCCAAGGGTCCGATCATGTTCGCGGTCACACTCGACGTCGCGCCGGTCAGAGGTAGCTCCGCACGGATGACGGTCATCAGCAGCGGGTACAGCCTGACCCCGGGGCAGATCGTTGGGAAGATGGTTGGCGGATCGGTGATCTACGCCAAGTCGGTCGCCGAAGTGCATGAGATGTATGGCGACGCCGCGTCGCTCAATGCCGCTTACAACAGGGGCGAGGAGCGGAGCTGGTCCAAGGAGAATCCCGGAGTCTCACCGGGTAAGAGTCGGCCTCAATTGCCGCTCGCCGCCAAGAACCAGCTCACGAAACAGATTGTACGAAGCCGCGACGACGTTGTCGAGTGGGCGAAACAGCGATCGACAGCTGTCAGCCGGTCTGTGCTGCGCGACTCGGCCGCCGACGCTGTGATGGACTTCGCTGTACCGACATCTGTTGGCCGGGCTGTTCGCGACAACCTGTCAGACGCGATCCGCGGCAGCGATGGGTTCAACTTCCTGCACCGCACGATCGCCACGCAGATGCACAAGGCGCGCATCAACCCGGAGTTCGGGAAGGTGTTTGATCTAGGTCAAAAACTCCTAGACCATACGGCCATGTTCGCTATGCGGGCACAGGAGAAGGCGCCGTCGATCCTGCCTGACCTCGGCAAGATGACCCTGCGCCACGCGATGCCGTGGAATTGGGGTGAGATGTCAGGCCTCAAGGAGGCTGAGAACAACAGTCTCGGACAGCTGTTGGCAGAAGGCACGCTGTTCAACGGCCCGAACCCGCACACCGGCAAGGTCTTCACCGACGCCGAGCTGCGCGCCAAGGGCATGTCCGACAGCGAGATCGACCACTACCGGGAAGCCCGGGCCGCCATCGACCAATCCATCGACGACTCGGCCAAGGCGCTGCTGATCTCGTTCGCCCGTCAGGCCGGCATCAACGCCGAAGACCTCGACGCCTACGCCGAAATCCCGACGAGCCTGCGCGACACCCACCGCCACATCATTGCCGACCTCCAATCGCTCGGCAAGAACAAGGCGATCAAGGATGCCAATAAGGTTCTGTGGGAAGCTGAGTCCCTGAAGAACCACGGGTACGCCCCGCTGATGCGCTTCGGTGAGCACACGGTCAGAGTGACTGACGCAAACGGTGACGTCGCGTGGTTCTCCATGCACGAGACGTTGGCCGACGCCAAGCGGACCCAAGCCAAGGTCTCCCACTTGGGCACCGTCGAGACCGGCAAGCTGAACCCGATCGAGTATCAGATGTTCGGCTCGATCACCCCGGGCGTCATCGAGTCCTTCGCCAATCACATCCCGCTCAACTCGGCCGCCGAGAAAGAGGCGATGCAGGACTACCTGCGCCTGACGACGTCGCACCGCAGCGCGATGCAGAGAATGATGAAGCGCGAGGGCATCGCCGGTTTCAGCAGTGATGCCACCCGCGTCCTCGCCCACTACGTCACGTCGGCCGCCCGGCAGAACTCGAAGCTCATCAACGACACGCGCCTCAACACAGCTGTGTCGGCTGTGAAGGACGGGGACATCCGCAAGGAAGCACAGCTGTTGTCACAATACCTGCGCGAGCCGCAGGAGGGCGCCGCCAAGATTCGCGGCTTCCTGTTCTTCAACTTCCTCGGCGGCTCGATCGCGGCCGGCATGGTCAACATGACGCAGCCTGTCCTGATGACCTACCCGTACCTCGCACAGTACGGGGTCGGCCGGGCCGGCGCTGCCATGTCGGCCGGCATGAGCGCCACGAAGCAGTGGATGTCGTCGCGCACCGTGTCCGACCCTGTGCTTCGCGCCGCCATGCAGAAGGCGCACGACCAAGGGATCATCTCCCCGCAGGAAATCTTTCAGATGATGGCGGCTGCGGAGACTGGAACCTCCTCGATCCTCGGCCACAAGTTCATGCGCCTGTGGGGGATGAACTTCGCGATCACCGAAGCATTCAACCGGGCGCTGACCTTCTCGGCGGCATACCGCATCGGCACGGACCTCGCAGCATCCAAGGGTCTGACCGGCACGGCTGCCACCGAGGATGCCTACGCCTTCTCTGTGCGCGCTGTCGAGGACACCCAAGGCCTGTACAACAAGGGCAACCGCCCGAATTGGGCGCGCGAGTCGGGCGCCCTCGGTGTTGCCGGCACGCTCGCCTTCACGTTCAAGCAGTATTCGATCGCCTACGTCGAGTTCCTGAAGCGCCTGTGGGACAACGGCACGGTGGGCAAGCGCAGCTTCGCGATCGCCATCGGCATGCTGTGGTTGGCGGCCGGCGCGAACGGGCTGCCCGGGGCGGACGACCTCGACGACATCATCGAGACCGCACTCGCTTGGCTCGGCTATCCGAAGAACATGAAGCGGGTGAAGAAGCAGTTCCTCATGGACACCTTCGGGATGTCGGCCGACGCCGCGGACACCGTGTTGGTTGGAGTGTCCAAGTTCCTGCCGCTCGACATTCAGGCTCGCCTCGGGGTCGGCAACATCGTCCCGGGCACATCCCTGCTCAACCCGACCAAGAAGGCATCCGTCTCCGAGATGACCGAACCGTTCGGGCCGATCGGCGGGGTCATGGCCAACGCATTCAAGTCTGCACAGGGGGCCGCGCGTGGCGACGTCAGGGGTGCGGTGATGCCAATGCTGCCCAAGGCCATCGGTGACCTCGCCAAGGGCTTGGAAATGGCCTCCACTGGCGAGATTCGCGACAACGCCGGGCGCCTCATCAGCAAGGCGGACGGCGTCGATGCCTTCGTGAAGTCGATCGGCTTCCAACCGGAGGACTTCGCGATCCGGTCCCGGGCCATGCGCGAGCTGCGCAACGACATCGACACGGTGCGCTACGTGCAGGACACCTACAACGGGATGATGGCGCGCTCGATCGTCGAGAAGGACAGCGCCCTGCGCGACAAGGCACAGCTGTTCATCAAGGAGTGGAACGCTTCGAACCCCGAGCTGCGCGTCAAGTCGGACATGGCCACCATCCTGAACCGGGCCAAGCAGATGCAGCTTCCGCAGATCGAACGCTTCGTCAAGGCGACGCCGGCTGCACAGCGGGCGATGGTGAGAGAGACGCTGAACGGCATGTAGCCGACAGCTGTTGTGGCCGCCTGTTGGACTGTTGTCTAACAGGCGGTCTTAGACAGCTGTGGTAACTTGGCTCCTCGACAAGGGCTCGAACCTTGGACCTACGGATTAACAGTCCGGCGCTCAATGCGATCAAATGGCTCAACCACGCCTATAAACGTCACAACACATCTAACGAGTTGTGGTGTTTTCAGTGGGTTCGTGGAGCGATATTAGACATTCTCTTAGACAGTTCGACAACCTCACAGCAACAGCTGCGCAACAGCTGTCACAGCCTGCCGAGGGTGACGAGGGTGATCCACGCCTCCCAAAAGAGCTTGGCTCTGCGTCGCCACGCCATGCCTATCAGGCGGCGGTGGTCGCTCATCTAATTGTTGAACTCCTGTGCCGGTCCAGTTGTGGTGCTACGTTCCGCCTGTCTGATGTACCTCAAGGCTGTCTGATGGCGGGTCTCTCCGGGCCACTTGCTTTCGACGGCCATCAGTAGTTCGTGGTACAGAGTTTGACGGGTGGCGAGTTGCTGTTTCAGCTTGGCGTTATGTTCCCGCTCAAGTTCATAAAGCCGCCATGTTGTGCTGAGTTCCTGCCTCAGTTTTGCCTCGTCACTTAAGGTCATTTCACTTCCCTTTCAAAAATGGCGGCGACCTCTGCGCTACTCAACCAACCCGTTGTAGTCGGCTTCGTGGCGGCGAGTGCTGCTTTCATCTGCTCCCAAGCGGTCAAACTGGCAAGGCCGGCAGTTCGCTCAATCACGAGTCTTTCTGCCGCAGTTCGTAGCATCACGATCTGCTTGTTGAGTTCAGCATTTTCCTCGCTTGAAATTCTGTTGCCATCCCACCGCCGCTGCCTTTCCGCTTCAAGTTCGGCTTTTGCGTCGGCGAGTTGCTGTTCAAGTTCTTTCACTCGCCTTGTCAAATCTTTTTTCTCGAATAGTACTTGCGGTATGCTCATTTCAACTCCTTCGTCTTCTTTCCGTTTTGAATCAAACAAACCGAAACCGCCCTCGGTGCCACAGTGCTGAACTTGCCGCACCAGTTGTGGTACTTCGTCCCCGCCCTGCCTTTGGCATGTGACACACAGTTTTTGCAATGCTCTTTCTTGTTCATCTCACCCTCGCCGAGAGGCGATCAGAAAATCGCCGGCCTGTTCGAGTTCAACAATCCGCGCAAATGTCTTTGAGCCTGTGCAAAAGAAATCCTCTTGCAGACGCCGCAGCAGGTCATCCTTGGCTGCGATCTGCTTCCGCAAAGACTCTGCCTCTGTGTGCTTGCCATCGACAATTCCGTGACATGCTTCACAGGCTTCCCACCCGTCCTTTTTGCCTTGCTCAATACCCGAGCGAAATTCGGCGAGCAGTTCGTCGCACAGGTCACATGCGTCGATAGGGTTTCCGTGTTGGCAACTCATCTCATCTCCTTGTCAATCGCTTCCATAGCCTCAATCTCCCACCCTTCGTATTGGGCGCGTGCAACGTCCTGCACAGTGGGCAGGTCTTGCCATTCGTTGTTCATTTCATCCCCTTGAGTGCTGCTGCCAATGTCTTCCTGCGCGACCGAACGCAGGCTGTATATACATGCTCCCTGCATTCGGGCTCGTAGTCGTGTTCGAATAGATCAAGCAGCGTGCCTAGTTCGTAGGCAAGGCCGGCGATCGTCTGTTCGTCATGGCGGGAAACCAACATCAGCCTGTCGCGCTCTGCGCACGCCGCGTCGCGCTCCTTGGTTAGCTCCTCGATTTTGTCTTGCAGCCCATCGAGGATTTCATCGAGCAGTCCCATCATGTCCTATCCTCCGGCGGCATGGACGGACGCTGAGTACGCCTCGCCTGCCCCAACGTGATTACACCCTTCACACCTGTTGTCGACTGTGCTGCGGTCGTACCGGCAGCCCCTCGACATCGTGTCCTGCACCCACTTGTGGCGCTCAACGAAGTTGCCGTCGTAGATGTACTCGCGGTTCGGCGCGTAGTACCCCGGGGAGTGGCCCACCCGGTTGTGGCAGCCGTACCTGTGACTGTCGTCGGTGCGCGTCCGCTCGTGGACTTCGTGGTCAAGCACTGGCACGTTGAGCTCCAAGCAGGACGGCGGCCGTAATCGACATCTGCGACATGATGTTCAGCGCCTCAATCTCGGCGCGGATGCTGCGGGATTTCTCGCGCTCCTCGTGCCGGCGGATGGCGGTTCGTTTGGAACTGTTGAGCCGCTTGGCGTCCTTGCTCTTGCCGATCCCATAGACCGGGACGTTGTACGGGCCTAGCCGGGCGACATGAATCTCCTCGTTGGAATGGAGGATGTTCAGGTATTCCCGGGCGTTCCGCAGCGTGATGTGGCACTCGTCGGCCACTGACCGGGCGGTCGCCTCTCCGTCGCGCTCGAACATATACCGTACCCTTTCGATCGTGTGGTTGATTGTCCTTGGCAGCATGGCGATCAGCTCAGGGCGTCGAAGAAGACTTTGACCAACGCCACCGCTGCGATCAGGTAGGCGACCACGCTGATGACTGAGAACAACCAAGCACTCCCATCAAACTGCTGCTCCGCCCAAGGCAAGTCCCAATTCGGGTCGCGCCGCAGGCACCGGGCAGTGATGTCTTCTTCAGGTGTTTCGGGGGTGGTGTTTTGGTTCATGGTGATTCCTCCTTGACGTCAATTATCCTGACGCCGGAAGAACCCGCAACAACTTTCAACACGTGATTACAGCTGTCAGTAATCGCGCAATATCTCGATGCGGCACGGCCCGTTGCGGGCGTACCTGCGCACCTTGATGCTTCCCCTGATCTCGATCAACCGGACATGCTTCGATATTGTGGATCGCGACATGCCGGTCTGATCCATGAGCTTCTTCGTGGTCACGGCGCCCGACAGGATGGCCATGAAGACGGTGTTGCTGACGGCCTCTTCGACCGTCGGCTCGACCTTGTAGTTTGCCGACACGGCAAGCTGATGAAGGATCAGCTCGAACAGAGTCGCCGGGTTTGCCGGCGGCCTCAGCCCTTCAGCTTCGTCCATGCGTCCCGCTTCCTGTCGCGGCACTTGTCACACCGCCAACGCAGCACGCCGCTCTTGGCTCGGTATGAGTGGGTGGCGTTGCACATGCGGCACGTTTGGCACAGCTTGCTGCTGTGATCCACAGCCCCTTTGTTGTCGTCGCTACTCAACGCCTGAGCTTCCAAACCCGCTTTCACCCCTGTCTGTCCCGCTGAGGGCGAGCTCTGCCTGCCAATCGACATCGAGCACAGGCACGAACAACAGCTGTGCGATCCTGTCGCCCTTGTTGACGACGAACGGAGCACGGCGCTGACCGTTGGCTTGGAGGATCACGCCGATCTTCCCTCGGTATCCGGGGTCGATGATTCCCGGCGAGTTCAGGACGAACACTCCCTCCTTGGCGGCGAGCCCGCTCCGACTGCAAACGAGCCCGACCACGTTCTGAGGGATGGCTATGATGACGTCTGTCGAGACGACGGCAGACCCTCCGGGTTGGATTAGGTAGTTGTCATCGGCGCGCAGGTCGTAGCCGGCATCGCCCGGCTTGGCCTTGGTCGGGGCATCCCCCAAGAACGATACGATCGGTCTCATGCCGTCCTCCAAATGCGGAACCCACCGGAGGACCGGCGGGCCGAGAACTTCTTGCCGAAGCGGCGGCCGTACTGATAGGCCACCGACCGGGCCAAGCGTCCCGCCTCGCCGTCGATATAGACCGAGTCCCCGACATCCATCTGAGGGAACGGATAGACCGACGCGCCGCGCTCGTTGAACCGCTTGGGGATCGGGACTGCCTTCACGATGTCGATGTTCATGGGTTCTCTCCCTTGAGTTGCGCAACAACAAGCTGCGCATATCCTGCAACATCCAACCACGAGTCGACATAATCCGGGTCGCCGTTGATGATCCGCCCGATCTTGTGGGCGATCATCTCAAGCGCCTCCTTTTGCGAGGCGGTCAGGTTGCCCCAACCTTGGTGTCGTTGCATCACCCGCTTGATGGCCTGTGTTACATCTGCATGCCCCCCGAAGCTCCCATATCGGGAGCCCCGCTCGGCGAGGACTTCGTTCAGTTCGGTGCTCATATTGACTCCAATGAATCGACTTCGACGGTGCGGCGGCGCTTGATGTATTCCTCGGTCTGCTTCCGGGTCGTGTGACCCGCGAGCTTCTGAGCATCAAGGCCGCGCAGGTCGGCATCGGTGAGGGACTTGGCCCTCAAGTCGTGGATTGTAAAACGCTCTTCAATCAAACCTTGGTCGAGTGCGCGTTGCGTGGCACGCTTGAACATCGAGGCATAGCCGTCGTAGGTGTAGGGCTTGCCGTCGTGTTCGAACAGGTACGTCTTGGCTGTTGCCGCGCGGCGCTTCACCATGTCGGCCACATCTCCCGACATGCGGAGCAGCAGCCGGGCGCCGGTCTTGTTCTGACAGACGTAGATGCCGTTGTCGCGCAGGTCGGACAGCTTGATCTTCAGCACGTCACTGATGCGCTGCGACGTCACGTAGCCGACCTCCATCACGTCCTGCACAACAGTCGGGGCAACAGACTTCACAGCTGTGAATTCCGAGTTTTCGACGTAGCGCGACCGCCCGGTCTCCGGGTTGCGCTTCAGCCGGTAGCACGGATTGGCTTGGATCATTCCCCAATTCATTGCGTAGGTCAGCGCCGCTGACAGCACGGCGACTTCCCGGTTGGCGCGCACCGGCGCACCGCGCTTGGTCAGGTAGTCACTGATGCACCGCCTGTCGAGAGACTTGACCGCCATCGTGCCGAACGCCGCCGTCAAGTAGCGGACAGCATCTTGGTAATCGGCCTGCGTGCGGGCTGACTTGGACGGGACGACTTCACGGACGAACCTTTCGAGCAGGCTGCCCACCGTTCCGGGTTGGAACTTCACCTGAGCCAACTTCGCATGCGCGTCGCGCGCCTCGGCCTCGGTCGCCCCGAGCCTGACCCACTTGTTTGCCGGGCTCACCCAATAGAACGCCCCGTTTTTCCAGTACGTCCTTATGATTCCGAGTGATGGCTTCGAGAGCCCTGAAGTTTGGTTGGTCACGATCGTCCCTCTCCAATAGGTTGTGCTGCTCGATGAGGGGTCTGCCCTTGGCCGAGCGGATGAATGAGACGCCCATCTGCTGAAGGCGCCTGCATTGAACCGCCGGCCGGGCTGTGTCTGTCAGGCGCTCGACGCCCTCTTCGTCGAGCCACATGGTCAGAACGGGATGTCGTCGCTATCCATCGGCGCCGGCTTGGGCTTCGGCTTCTCTGCCTGACGCGGCTGTTCTTTTTCCTTGGCCTCGAACATCGAGACGACGACCGAGTCGCGGCCATCGGGGTTCGGAACGCCGGCCGGGTTGAACGTCCGCTTCATGGTCAGCATCAGGTCGCCGTCGTCGTTCTTCCACATGGCACCGATGTTCTCGTAGCGGCCCTTGGTTTCGCCGTCCTTCTCATACTCGCCGGTCTTGACCGCGAGGTCTCTCACTCTACGCCACGCCATTTTCATCTCCTTGGTTGGGTGCTTCGTTGGTTGGTTCTTCCTTGGCGCCGACGACTGCACGCAGCTTGCGCTTCAGCCCGTCGACACCCTTCGTTACCGCGGCGTCGCCCGGAAGGAGGGCGGCGCGACGCTCCAAAAAGGCCTTGCGAAGATCGTCGGCCTTGGTTGGGTATTGCTCGGTGAATTCGCGGATGTGGATCGAGAGCTCGTCGAGTTCCTTGATGCTCCTCGCCCCGCGGATGTCCTTGGCAAAGTCTTCAGCCGCTTCGTTTGCGGCGAGCGGCAGGTCTTCACCTTGGTAGATGTTGATCCCGATGCCGTGCAGTGCGATGCACTTGGTCAGGCAGCGGCGTTGTGCGTTGTTGATGGCGCAGACGTCAGGGTTGTGGATGGCCTTGTTCCTGTGGTCCATCACCGGCAGCCACTCTGTCATCTTCTTGCCGAATGCGGTGACCTCCACGCCAACCATCATGGTCTCGTTGTAGGTGATCGGTTCGAGCCACGACCAATTCGCCTTGCCGTCCTGACGCAACAGCTGATCCACAGCCCACGACCACGGAAGGTAGCCGAGGCCGTTGCGCTCGCTCGCGAAGTTGCTGATGTCGATGCGCGAAAGCTCGATGTACTTGTTGTCTGTCACAGTGATTTCTCCTTGATTCTCAGCACACGTGCGCCGGGTTTGGTTTTGAGGAATGATGCGTAGAGCTCGGGGTGGTCCTTGGCGAACTGCTTCTCATCGAACGAGAGGCCGTCATTGTTGTTCGCCCAACTCGCCAACAGCCTTCCGTCTTCGGTCATCAGCTGCTCGCGTTCTTCCAAGAAGTTCTTGATGACGGCCTCGGAAGAGGAGGCTTGCTTCTCGATTTCCCTGATCCATGAGCGGTCGTGATGCAACCGACGACAGGCTTCAACAACAGCCCTGTCTGCCACGGCAAACGACCCCGGCTTGGCGCGCGACATCGCGATGTTGCATTCCTCGGCGGTCATCGGCGGGGGAATCTTGGGGAGGACGAAGTCGTGCCAAAACCCGCGCTCGGCCTCGATCAGATCGTCGATGATCGACTGATCCGCATTGATGGTGTATTCCTTGTAGGCGTTGCCGCCGATCAGGACCGCGAACGACACCTTGTCCCACCCCATCACGGCGCAGTAGTGCATGCCCTGCACCAAGTAGTAATCAGGGACGGTGTCGTCATCGTCGTTGTCGTTCTCTTCCTTGCCGCCCCACGCCTTCGCTGCGAACTCGTTGGCCGTCTTGATTTCGAGACCCCACTTGGTCGGCTTGAGGCTGTTCCATTGCGCCGACACTGTTGGCATCTCCATGATGATCCCGTCCACGTTGGCGATCATCCACGGCCGGTCGGGGTGGCGGAACAGCGTCTCGTCCGGCTTGGAAACCACGACACGGTTGCGCTTGGCGAACTCCATGCGGACGACATCCTCAAGCGCAGAGCCCCAATACAGTGGGCCGTTGCTTGGCAGGGCGACCTCGGCGATCGGTTCGACCTTGGACTTCCACACCGAGTAGGGCGTGGACCACGGCGAGATGCCTAGGATGCCGGCGGCGTCAGAGCCGCCGATTCCCGATTGCCGTTCGATCAGTTGTTGAGTGGTGAGCATGTTCCCTCCGTCTTCGAATAGACACATGGTACGGGGATGAACAGGCCCACACAACCGAATAAAACAGTGATAGACAGCTGTTACAACGAGGCCACGATCATGGTCACGCGGCCGACGATCGAGTGCGTTTCGGTGGTCAGCGTCGGGTATCCATCGCGGTTCGCAACGAACACCGGCGACATGGCGTTATCGAACTCGACGCGCCGCACCATGAACCGGTTGAACGCCGAGGCGTCCTTCGACTCGATCAGCACGTAGTCGTTGAGGCCGATGCTTGAATCGCCGATCAGGCAGATGTCGCCCGCCTTGAACAGGCGCAGGTTGCCGGTCTCAATCTCGATCCCGAGCGGGTTGTCGATTCGCACCGCAACGATCTCGTTCCGCAGGCCGACGTCAATGTACTGCTCAGGCTGTTCCTTGAGGGACCGGGCGCCCGTCCTGAACACCGGGATGCCGATGCGGCGCGGGGTGTAGTTGCCCGGCTCTTCGCGGTCACCGTATGCAAGCCAATCGGGATCGACCCCCAACCACCCGGCGATCTTCTCGATGCGGTCGTAGCTTGGCTTGCCGCTTCCGACCACGTAGCGCCGCGCCATCTCGTAAGAGCACCCGGCCACGGCCGACAGCTCGCGCAGGTCTTTCCGTTCCTTGGTCAGCAGCAGGCCGAGGCGGTTCGAAAACCGGGTCTTCTCGTTGGTTGAAATGCTCATCTTCTTCGCCGACTCAAGCGAAGAGAACTTATTGGGTTGGACTTTCATGGCCTGCCCTCCTCACATCTGTTGCACAGTTGTTGGAAATGGTTGCGAGCTTTGTCGCTCACTCGTACCATGTTTTCGCGGCGTTGTTCGTTCCCGTTCTTGGATTCATATAAGCACATCCGCGCCCACAGTTCAACCCGCTCAACAGCTAACCACAACTGTTCAACATGACACTCACGCTCAGGCCATACCAAGTAGATGCGATCTCCGAGGCGCGCATATCGTTGTGCTCCCACAGGCGGATCATCATCAAGGCGCCGACCGGCGCCGGGAAGACCGAGATGGCGATGGCCATCATCCGGTCGGCAGTGGAGAAGGGCAAGCGGGTCGCCTTCGTAGTCAACCGGGTGAAGCTCCTCGCTCAGACGTCACGGCGCTTCTTCCGGGCCGGCATCCCCCACGGCATCATCCAATCCACGAACACGCGCAACCCCGATCTGCCGGTCGTTGTATGTAGTGTGCAGACGGTGGCCCGCCGTGGCATGCCGCACGTCGATCTGATAATCATCGACGAGGCCCACGCTGCCGCCGGCAGCAAGGACTACCGGGAGATGATGTTCTCCCGCAACGCCGTGAGGACCATCGGATTCACAGCCACCCCGTACTCCCGCGGGCTTGGCAAGTTCTACCCCGAGCTCGATGGACACCTGTTCGAGGACATGGTGGAAGTCGCCGACATCTCCGAGCTCACCCGGTTGGGGTTCCTCGTGGATTGCGAGGTCTATGCCCCGTCCGAGCCCGACCTGACCGGCCTGAAGTTGCAACGCAACCAGTTCGGCGAGCTCGATTACAGCGACAAGGACTTGGCCGGGGTTGTGGATAAGCCGAAGCTGATCGGAGACATCGTCGAACACTGGCTGCGCCTTGGGAAGGGGAAGCCGACGATCTGCTTCGCGACCAACATCTCGCACTCGCAGCACATCGTCGCCGAGTTCAATGCCGCCGGTGTCACGGCTGTGCATCTCGACTGCTACATGGATGAAGACCTTGCCGAGGAGATCATCCGCCGGTTCAAGGAGGGCGAATTCACGGTGCTCTCCAACGTGGCGCTGCTCGCAGAGGGGTTCGATCACCCCGAGACGGAAGTGATGATCCTTGCCCGGCCAACAAGGTCTCTGATCCGGTACATCCAAATGGGTGGCCGCATCCTCCGGCCCGCCGACGGCAAGGAGAAGGGGATCATCCTCGACCACTCGGGATCGACGCTCAAGCTCGGCTACCCGAACGACGATCGCGACATCCCGTTGTGCGACGGACGCCCGGCGACGTCGGCCCCGAAGAAGCCGACCGAACCGCCGCTGCCGAAGAAGTGCCCGGCCTGTTCGCTGCTGAAGCCTGCCGGCGTCCATGTCTGCCCGGGGTGCGGCTTCGAACCGAAGCGACCGAACGCCATCGCCGAGGACAAGGGCGAGAAGTTGGTCAAGCTGGACCGGAGCAAGGCCACGATGGACGATAAACAGCTGTGGTACTCACAGCTGTTCAGGTACGCGATGGACAAGGGATTCAAGCGTGGGTGGGTGGATCACGCCTACCGGGAGAAGTTCGGCGTGTGGCCGCGCGGAATGCAGGACAAGCCGGAGACAGTCGGCACAGAGGTCCGGGGATGGATCACCCACCGGGCGATCAAGAATTCGAAGAGCAACCCGAGGAGGGCAGCATGAGCAGAGTGGCGGCGAACGCAGCAGCAGGGAAATGGCCGGGCGTGCTGACGAACCTTGGCGTGGAAGCAGCACTGCTTACCGGGAAGCACGTGACCTGCCCGTTTTGCAGCAAGCCGAGAAACTTCAGGTTCGACGACAGGGGGATCGGGTCGTGGATATGCACATGCGGCGCCGGGGATGGATTCAAGCTGTTGCAACAGCTGTTCGGGTGGGGGTTCAAGAAGGCTGCCGACGAAGTTGAGAGGGTGGCCGGGTTCGCCGAGAGCAAGCAGGTCACATCGGGCCCGACCAACGCCGAGAAGCTGCGCGCCCTGCGCCGGGTGTGGTCCGAGTCAGAGGCCGTCTCTCCCGGGGATGTCGTCCATCGCTACCTGCGCAACCGCGGCCTGCGGTTCAATGGGACGCAGAACATCCGCCTGCACCCGGGCATGCGGTTCCGGGACACAGAGGGCAACGTCATCGGCACCTTCCCGGTCATGCTCTCACGGGTGCAGAACAAGGACGGGCAGGGCGTGTCTCTGCACAGGACGTTCCTGACCGAGGAAGGGAAGAAGGCAGAGGGAGGGAACGCCAAGCAGCTGATGCCGGGCCTCGGCATAGCCGGCGCCGCGATCCGCCTCGGCGAGGTTGGCGAGGCGATCGGTGTGGCAGAGGGCATCGAGACGGCGCTCGCGCTTGCTCACAGCACCACCATGCCGGTGTGGTCGGTGGTGTCGGCGTCGGGCATGGAGTCGTTCATCCCTCCCGATTGTGTCCGTCGCGTGGTGGTCTTCGCTGACAACGACGCCTCATTCACCGGGCAGGCGGCGGCCTATTCCCTCGCCAAGAAGTTGGTGCTCAGAGGGATCAAGGTCGAAGTCATGGTGCCATCCCGCACCGGAGATGATTGGCTCGACGCCATCATGCGGGGTGAGCTGTGAGCGCCGGGTCGTGGTTGTGGAAGAACGGCGACATGATGATCGCCTTCGGACAGACGGTGAATTACGAGGAGATCGCCGAGTTCTATCCCGATGCCGAGCCGGTCAAGCCGCGCTTCGTCGGGAAGAACGAGAAGGTGGTGATGCCGCCCGGATTCGCCGCGGATTTCAAGACGGTGATGGAGTACTACGGGGAGAATCCTGACGACATTGAACGGGTGTGGAAGCCATACGTCCGGCAGTTCCCGAACGACACCGCACGGAAGATGTCCGCCCTCGCAGCAGACATTCGTCGCAGGATTGAGCATGGGATAAACGATAGAATACGGACATCAATCAAGGAATCGAGAGATGAGACCACATTACGAGACGGGTGAAGACCTGTTGAATGAGACCTGCTGCATGTCGGTTGTTGCAAGTCGTTGGGGGTTTGTCGCACACAAGTTGTCGGCCAAGACCTATCGCCTTGACTTCGCCCTGCACACCCCCGACAAGAGAAGGGTGGTAATGGCTTTCGCCGAGTACAAGCGGCGCCACGTGCGATCAGACAAGTACCCGAACTACCGGTTGTCGCTTCTCAAGGTGCAGGCCGCAGACAGTGCGTCCGTGGCATCGGGCAAGCCGACCGTGCTTGTCGTCGAGTTCGACGACGGGGTGTGGTTCGCGCGTATCGCCGGACTCGATCGGGTGATGCGTGGCGAGACCATCATCAGTGGCAGGACCGACCGCGGAGACCCGGCCGACGAGGAGCCGATGGTCGAGTTCGCGGTGGCAGACATGACCCGGTTGGCAGGCACATGAGCCGCGTTCAAAGCACCGAGGAGAAAATCCGGGAGCGGCTGCGCGAGATTCGCGAGTACGCCGAGCCCTACGCTGCGGCCAAGGCCGAGGCCGGGTTCCTTGAGGACTTCAAGAAGTCGAAGCTCGCCATCCTGATGAAGAAGTACGAGGCCGAGGGGTTCGTGTCCGCTGTCGCACAGGAGCGCGAGGCGCGCGCCGACCCCGAGTACATCGAAGTGCTGCGTGGATTGCAGGTCGCGGTCGAGAGGGCCGAGACACTGCGTTGGAAACTGCTGACTGCCCAAATGGGCGCAGAGGTATGGCGGTCCCTTGAGGCCAGTCGCCGTGCCGAACTTCACTCAACCGGCTTCACAGGAGATTGACCCATGAATCAAAAAGAACTGATCGACACGATCGCCAACGACCTTTGCATGACCAAGGCATCGGTGCGGCGCGTGTTCAAGCATGCCGGCGCACTCGCGGCTGAGTCCGTGAACAACGGTGGCTCGTTCCAACTGCCCGGCATCGGTTCGATCCGCCGCGGCATGCGCCCCGCGATGCGCCGGTGGATTCCCGCGCGCAACGAAGTCAGGGTCGTCCCGGCCACGGCCGTGATCCGGTTCCGTGCGTCCAAGTCCATCAAGGAAAAGATCGCGTTCTGATGCGGTACTCCCGCACAGAGTCGGCCCACATGGCTGCCGTCAAGGGGCTCTCGTGCTCTGTGTGCGGGACAGCCGGGCCAAGCGATGCTCATCACATCCTGACGGGGCGCACCCCGGGCAGGAAGTCGCCGGCATTCACCTGCATCCCGCTCTGTCGCGACTGCCATACCGGACCGAAGGGAATACATGGCGACCGCGCCATGTGGAACATCTTCAAAGCGACAGAGCTAGGCTGTCTGTCGGACACGATCGAACAGC